TTTTTTTTTTTTTTTTGCATTGGTTTTGCCAATCAAAATTTTCAATCAATATTCTAAATATTACAGATCATAATATGATTAATAATATTCACCTAGTTTTATATTGATTGGTGATGAATCGCTGTACCCTCGATCCTACTCGGCGTGGCCTCGGCGACTCTTGATGAGGCTGTCCATAACAGTCTCTGCAGCATCATGGGGCCAATTTATGCCCTTCAATGCCTCATACAATGCCAGCTTAGCAGTTTTAGGATCAGATATATCTTCAAACTCATCTTCACTAGAATCAGTGTCAGCACTAGATCTAGGAACTAGTGCAAACCTTTCTTGGATCTGATCCATAAGCTGGTCAACAAGATCATACTGTCTAGCAGGTGAGTGAAAAAGGGCAGTTAACCACTCTTGTTTTGGGCCAATTGGGGTAAGAGCTCTGACCCACATACCAGTTGTTGATCTCTTTTCCACATTCAACTGGTATGCTGTAAAATTGCTCTGTTGAACAACAGAAGCTTGTCCAGTGGCATCATTAAAAGTATGTGATCCAAGTTGCCACAGTATAAGTATATTACCTGCCCTAATGGTGTTATACTTCACCTGCATAGTATTGCCACCAGCTGTATGTATGGACTGTGTCATTTTAATTTCATGTACAGCTGTTACAGCCTTGTTGTCTGCAAGGCTGGTTATGGTAGGCAGTGGGATTTTCTGCTGATCTTCATAGTCTGTTGGTGTGTGATTCTTTTTCACCCTACATAAGTAGTATGTCATTCTGAGGGTGTTCCAGTCATCTGACCTCCATGCAAGAACATCAGCCCATTCTGAAACTGTAGTGGCATTGGTTTTCCAGTCAACGGTAATGCCTGTGGAAGCAATACCGTGTATGTCATACCAGCCAGTACATTCATTTTCTGAATCAAAAGAGAAACAGAGGAGATGGTCTGCTGATGCCACAACGCCCCCTTGAGCTGCACCCCAAACAGTTGCCCCTTTCTTAAGTGTAAATTCCCAAGGATTAGATGGAATATATCCATTAACCAGGGTAGTGGCAGCTGCTGTGCCATGTCCACAAATGTGTATGGCTTCAAAAGGTCCAGAGACGACAAATGCGCCTTCTGGTACACCACTCTGTGGTATAGGAAAGCCACCTGAAACAACCATGCCAGAGGTGTTACCAGGGCCTGTGTTGGGGGCATTGATTTGCGTGGAGATGAGCGTGGTTTGGTGTGTTTTCTTAGTCATGGTTTCAGCCATAACAGGTCTGTTGTTCTGTGCATCGGCAAGTGAAGCAAACACCTGGTACTTTTCTTCACCAGAGTTTGATCGGCCGAGCATCCTCTTAACAAACCACCATCCACCCTTTATAAGCCATCCAAATGGGGGGGGAGCAACATTGGATATTAAGCCAGCACCCTCATCAACAATTTGCCAAATGGTCTCACCAACCCCAGTAGCATTGCTGCCAGGGCGTTCATAACGTTCCCCCATATGCCTCGCTAGTTGACTCGAGGATGGCAATGACATAGTTAGAACACCATCTGCCCCAACTTCCATACTAGCTTGTAGGGATTCAGTTTTCCTCTCCAAAGCACCAAGTGCTGGTTTTGCGTTGTAATTGGAAAAGTGCCACACACCCTTGACTTCAACGATGAAGAGGTCACCTGCCCATGCAGCATCCTTGTAAGTTGATGTGGTTGTACCGAGCCCATGAACCTCTATCATAGGCCCGCAGCTCTGCCCTCCTTCTTCATTAGTGTCAGTTAGCCACCATGTTTGTCGGGGGCCTGCCAGATCTCCTTTATGCAAATTCCAAGTGACTGATCTACCTGTTGGTATGTCAAGGTGTTTGCGGGCACCTAATCCACCCCAACTGGTATTACCAGGGGATTGTGTCAGGTTAAGACTGACTCTGTACACAGAGCCAGTGACCGCAGATGCACCAACAAGAGGTGTGAAAGTTATCTTTAAACTGGCAAGCTTCCACAGACCCCACTGGGCAGCAGCTGCCTGCAATGGTCCAAAGTTAGTACCATCATTTGGTTCTTTCATCAAACTTGGATGCAAAAATGTAGATATTTGAAGCTCAGGTCCATTCTGTTTGTTAGGTCCAATTTTGCCTATTGTGGCGGCAACCGTGACTGCAAATCTTGTTTTGGGTCCCTCAAGTCCTTCCTTTTTGAGTTTTTTCTGAATCTCGCGCTTAACGCGAGGCTTAGGCTGCCACTTGCGGTTATTCTGCCACTTAGTCTTAGGTTTGACAACCTGCTGAAGAATCTTCTTTTCCTCCTTAACCACCTCCTTAGCCGCTGCCTTAGCAGCAGCCTTGACAGGAACATGCTGGGGCTGTTTACCAGCCATCACCACGCTTTGGACCTCCCCTCCAAAGCTTATCCAGCATTTCATCCGTGACAAAGAAGGGTTCTTCCCCCCCTCTGGCACGGATGTGTCTTGCCAATACCTCCAGAGCAACCAATATATAGTTCTTAAATTTGTTGTCATCTGGTAGGTTATGGCTAAGTATGCGGTAGCAAAGGAGTTTCCCATACAGAGATGTTATATCTTGTAACTTCTTAGTTGGTTTAATAAGGGCAGCAGTTAACTTGTCAACTTCAGTTGGCACGGGAACATAGGTCCCCCCATCCGATGTTATTGTAAATCCACAAAAAGACAGGCCAATTATTGAATTAGAAACTTTCACTTTGTCAGATTTAACCCACATGCCGAAAATATCGGCATACATTTTGACAACCTTGTCAATATAGTCACCTGGTAGTTCAGGAAATGTTGACAATCGGTCATCACCATAGATGAGGGAGTCAACTTTCTCCCAATCTGAACATAAATCATCGTGGGTCTTGGTGGGATGCATGTAGGCATACTCAAAAGCCTGGAAGAAGACATTACACATATTATTATCCATGGTGGTTGATATTTGACCAGAGGGATTTCCACGATTTTGTACTGTTATTTCACCCGATGGTAACATCACATATCTGTGCATTATGTTAGTGCAATACCATGTATAAATATCCCAGTTGTTCTTGGTACGGTATTCTTTTGCCAAACAACTGAATCTAAATTTCTTTATTTCTTTAAAGACTTCCAATGGTATTGTCCCATCAAATCGTGTCCAATCAAACTCAACAAAGAGATTGTTGTCCTTCCCCACCAGACGCTTTACACGTCTATCAAACCCACCACAAAAAGGGGACCATCCACACTGACCCATCCGAGTGAGTGTGCGGCCTTTCATAAGCTGGTTTTGGTGTTCCTCAAAAACACAGCCTATTCTGGCAAAAATAGGATCTGAACATATTATTTGCCTGATGTCTCCCTCTTCTATTTTGGATGTTTTAAGAATTTCCTTCTTAAGAAATAGGTACCATAATGCCTTAGGTCTAGCACCAGCCCGGATACGTTCGTATTCACGAATGTAATCCTGATAACCACGCTCACCCAAGTAATCCGCCTCGGTCTTCCACCAGCAGCTCTTGGGATATGCAGGGGTAGATTCAGAGTTCTTTGTTGCAGACGTTATGTCAATCATAACACTACCATTTAAGAAATCATATTCCCTGCGCAGGACGCGCATGGCAAACCCCCATTCACGTGGATAATTGGCTTTTATATTAGTCAATGGTTCCCTATACTTAAACTTTTCAAAGGACTTGCTGTAAGCTTCAGGACCCCAGACAGTTGGACCAAACGGTGGGTCTTCATCATATGCTGGTAGCAAATTTAGGAGGTCATCAACAGGTTCATCATAGTCACAAATGGGTCTATCTATGGGAGCCACACCTATGAGAGGATACTCTTCAGGGGTTAGATACCTCTCACCAGGCTCAACCATATCAAGCCATGAATCAATCCTCAATTGGTCTTCACGGGGCCCATCCTGGGCCCCGCTTTCAAGTTTTTTGGCTTGCGTTTGATCTTACGACGCTGAGTGAATGGTATTAAACCATTCACCCACATGAGGTGGTTAATCTCGCCCCAAAGGCCCTCAAGCTCTGCCAGTACCACTTTTGGGTCAATCCCATCAAGCCATTGCCCTCTCAAAGTATTGGCTTGAATAAGCGCATCAACTTTCTCTTGATATTTCTTTAAATCACTGGCTAAAGCCTTAACATCTGCTTCACTTATGACATAGCAATCTATGCCATACTTGTCCTTCAGATGCACAGGTAGGGTGTTGACAGGGTCTTCCTTCTTGGGTTCTGCGTCAGCCCAAGCGCCTTTACACTGTTCCCAGAAATCAAGGCCTGACCAACCTTTTTCCACCTCATCAAGTATCTTCTGCTTGGGGCGATTTTTAAACCATTCAGCCTCTATGTCTTCATCATCCTCATGTTCAGACCAATCAGGATATCCAGCTTCATACTCTTCATCATCAGAGTAATCGTCATACTCCGCTTCACGTAGAGTTTCAGCCATCTCACGTAATTGATCTTTTGTGAAGCCCTTCTCTAGCAACTCTTTATATTCTTGTTCAGTCCAGACCTTCCTTTTCTTTTTGTAGCCGCCTCTCCGCTTGCCTTTTGTCTTCCCCTTAGCTTGTAGCATACTCATTTCATGCCTCAATATGTTGATCTCTCTACCAACTGCAATGCGAACAAGCTCAACAATTTGGTCACTGTTTAAAGATTGAGCCATCTGCTGACCTGCCAGCCTTTCTTCCAATTCTTTAATCTTTGCCTCAAGTTCCATTTCTTTTTGGGGTTTCTTCTGAGGGGGCAAATCATCAACTTTTACAATGACAGCACCACCAGTAAAGCCAGTATTGGTCTGATGTAAACCAAGTATGCGGCCATCAACGTTGGTGACAGGTGAACCACTCATGCCATTACGTGTCTGAACAGCATAAGTTATATTGTCACCAACAATGACACCCTCAGAGATTGCAACAGCCAACACACCACAATCTTCTATTGATGTGATAACAACAGTACCATCATCAACAGTTTTTGCAAACTTGTAGGTCGGCAAATTCTGAAACTCTTGTGGCAGTTGTATAAAAGCTAGGTCTTTGGTTGGGTGCCTATACACAACTTTAGCGTATGCCGTAACATCACCCCACCTTAGCTTTACTTGCTCTTCATTGCCTGTAACATGGCTAGCTGTTGTCACATAATTTTGGATTCTAAACCCTGTCCCCTGTGTTTCTTTTGTTTCTACAACCACAACGCCATTTGGTATGACTCTAGCTGTGGAAGAAACACCAACCCGAACTTTCTGTCTAAATGCTGATTGCGCAAACCTGGAAATTTTGTTTATCCATGAGTGCCCAATTGGTCGGGTTTCTATGATCTTGCCTTCAACACTCCTAATTTCCATCTTCTCGCCAACAACAACACTCAAAAGCCTCACTATTCTAAAAGCAACAATGGCAACAATGGTTACCCATGATGGTATCTGTAAGGCATGGAAAAGGTGTGTTATAATCATGGTTAGAATCACTATTATGTGGCCTTTTACTACCTGGATGTACTCAGAGTCTGCCATAAACATGCAGACAACTACACATGTGAGGCCAACAAGCATAGATGAAGCTATTGCTGCTATATGATTAAAGTAGTACATGACCATTGATATCCACATCGAAAATGTAGATGTCATCTCCATATTAGGGATGGCAGCTATGGCAAACATCTGGACCTTAGAAAATGTTGCAAGTATTAGTGTTGCCAACATGTATAGTGGTTTTTCAGCTTTTATGGTGTAATAAATTCCAATCATGAATGCCACAACACTCCAACTTATGGCTAATTGGGCATAATTATAAAGCACACTGACAAATAAATTCTCTTCCGAGAAATAATTCACCAGTCTAATCTTGAACCCAACAGCCCAAGCCTGTAACCTATCCATAATAGGCACAGTTTCATCAGGTTCAACGCCACCATCCCAGGCCCACATTATACATGTTTGTGGCCTATTGGTGTCTGACACATCACTATCAAGGCATTTACCTGTTCTGAAACCTAATGCACTTTGTGTGAAAAGCAAGCCAATCAAGAATGCAAAGAGGAACAATGTAGAATGTTTCAAAGGTTTCATGACTGGAGATGACGGTCGGTGGCGTTCAACTTCATGTCTTAACAATGAGGCCTCCAATTTCAAGGAAGATATTTCGTCCTTGAGCTCCCGGTTTTGGTCTGTAAGGCGCTTATGTTCTTGACATAGCACACCAACCAAAGCAGTTGGCTTATGTATGTCAGGTTCCACTTCAACCCATTTGTTGTCACCTGGTTTAAAGCAATAAGTGACATAATTGTTTTCTGCCTGGACACCTGAGACGTACACCGTCTTCACAATGGTTCGTGAAGGTGTAACGACTCCGTGCACGACCTGGACTTGGTCAAGATCACCAAATCCAAAGCACAAAGGGCCACCATCCTCAAATATGTCAGCCAATTTGTTATTGGATAACGCATCGAGTTGTAGCCCCTTGCGCCTGGCAGTCTTATTGCCAAACAAGAGGGTTTTGTCATATGGGTCATAAAACCCTTTAGTCCTAGGCTTATAAGAAAGCGCCATGCCGGGGCTGAAAAAGGTGCAAATAGCACCAGGCCTACATTGG